GTTGGGTTGCATGTAGCTGGATCATCTAGTAAATCTAGTGATCCTGAAGGCATGTCCACAATAATTACCAGAGAAATGTTTAGTTCAATTCACCAAATAGCAAAACCAATCTTCTCAGAAGATTTGGAATTTGTTGGTGAAGGGGATAAGCAATTAGCCATTTTTCTGACAGCACTTGAAGATAATCTTAGAAGTAAATACCCAAATGACGGAATGAAGATTGACAATTTTCTCAAAACTTTTATGTCTAAAGTTTGTAGCTCTAAGAGTTATGAACTTTGGTGTAAAACTGGGGGAGTTGACATTCAAGAACTGGATGTTTACTTGAAAGGATTGATTAATGGTGTAGCTAATGATACACACTTTCAAAGCATGAACTCAAGTGATTACATAAATATCCTACAAGCATGTAATGCTGAGCAAGTGTTGGAAAGCCAGGGACCAGTTGAACACCCAGACTATCCTAATCTGTCTGTATATGAAACTGTTGAGCGACAGCAACGTATACATTTACCTACGAGGACTAAAATCAAACCAAGTTTGATTGCTGGAATGCTTTCTGTAAAACCACAGAAAGAACCTGCTATACTTTCCGTCTATGATCCAAGAGCTGGACAGATGGATCCTATAGTTAATTCTATTGAGAATGGAGCAATCGTTCAGCACGCCCATATGGATAATGCTAGAATAATTCGTGTCGCATCTAGTATGCTACACACTTTAAAGCAAAATCTACAATGGGTTTGTGGGAGACGACCATTGTCGTTTGAAGAAGCCTGTAAAGGAGTTCCAGGATTATTATCAAGCTTGCGAGTGACTACATCATGTGGTTATCCCTTGATATACCACCACAAAAAACGTGGAAAAATGGATTATATCTGGTTTGATGAACAAGGAGAATTTGGCTATGATCCTTTCTTTAAGAAGATGGTAATGAAGAAATTAGATGAAATGCAGTCTTATGATGAGACTAAGATTATTGATCATAAGTTTCTTGGTTACTTGAAAGATGAGTTAGTGTCAATGAAGAAGATCTCTGAAGTTAGAACGCGAATGATTTTTTCAAATGATTTAATATGCTTAGTTGCATTTAGAATGAAATTTGGATCTATTCTAGCAGCAATCAACAACTCGTACAGAACCACATCAAGTGCAATTGGATATAATCAATACTCTCATGATATGAATGACATCTTTTCATATCTATCAGAAGTTTCACAGCAATTTATTGCAGGTGATTATAAGGCTTTTGATCAGAGAGTACATCCTAAGATTAG